TGCTGGATTTGATCTAATATATCATCCAGGCTGTTACGATATAACCTTTCCCCTGCGTAATCGAGTAAATCTTTTGGCGTTGCCATTTATTTACTAAAAAATTTGTTAGTTGTATATCTTGCCAATTCTCTTCTTCTTTTTTCTAATTTTCTTTTTGTTTCTTCTGGTAATTCTCCTATTTCTTTTGACCCTACAGGATTCCCATCTACTATTCTTTCTGGTATCTTAACAGGATTATTTGGATCTGGTCTTGTATTGATATTGAATTGATCATAAAATTGACGATATTTATCTTCTACAGCTTGTATTCTTTTTTGTTCTTGGAATGTGTTTCCTTGTTTTTTTGCTTTTTGTGCAACTTTTAGATCCTTTTCTAATTCTTCCATACGCTCAAGTGCAATTCTAAAATTTGATCCAGTTGTTCCTCTTGGAGATATTTCTGTTCTTCCAGAGAAAACAGGACTTCCATCAGTATTGTACATTAATTGATTTTGTTTTTTAAGGGCTTCTAATAATCGATCAACTGCTTCTGCACCTGTTTCTGGTTTACCCCTGCCAGTAAGTTTATTTAATTTATCCTGTGTCTCTAATCTTTTGACCTCCGCTTCCATTCTTTCTTGTTTAGTTGGAGGAATCGCTTTTTTTACTGCCTGTTTTTGTTTCTGCTTTGCAACTGCTGAAGCAAAATCAGCCTTTTTTCTTTTTTCAACATTTTCGCTAAAAAGTTTTCGTAATTCATTTACATCTATTTTCGACATCTTTATTCTCCACTAAACAATTCTGGGTACAATAATCTTGCATAAGATAGTCTTGCATCTAATTCTGTATTATCTTTGGAGTTGGTTAAAAACTCCATAACCTTGCCACGATTTGGTACATCGTTTTTCTGTTTAAAAGATTCTATTGCTCGTTTATCTGCGTTAGTTAATCCTTTTCCTATGAATCCTAAACTTTTACCTGTATCTGGACTGAATACCTGTTCTATATTTGATGCACCAAATTTTTCTACAGCATCCATATATGATTGGTCCTTTTTTGCTTGGTCTGCTTGTGCTGTAGATGCTCTTTGTCCGTATATATTTCCTGCTGTTTCTATCCCTGCTGACAACACTCCAAGACCAGCCTGTCTACGTTCTGCCTTATCTCGGTCCATTGCTCTGGCATAGTTTTCTCTTGCTTTCGATTTTGCTTGTTCTTCGCTTTCAAAAATACGCCTTCCTGTATCTGCTACCGTTCTTCGCACATCTGCTTCTGCTTCTCGCAATCCTCGTTGTGCCGACACACTTCCTTGCAACCCTCTATTTATAAGACTACCCATATATCGCCTGTTTGCAAGATTTGCTTGTTTTGTAGCTGTTGTTGCAGTTCTTCCTAATGCTAAAGACTCTTGTCCAGGGGTTAAGTTCCCCTGTTCCCTTCTTCTTCGTAACAGCCTACCAAATCTGGTATTTTGAAAATTTGGTTGCAATAATCGTGACCCTGCCTGTCCTGCCTTTACAGCACCCTGGGCGATTAACATCATTGTTGCTGGATCCATAATTTACTCCGTTTCTATTCTCATTCGTTCCACCGAGAATGGATTGGTACTCGATGGAGTGGTTAGTTCTATTTCAAAGTTTTTTCCATATCGCTTGATAGGAAACCTGTTTACGCCACCATCGGCTGTAATATCTTTAGTAAATGATGCAGAGCCTGATCCATCCAGGTATACGTTTACAGTTAAGGTATCTGTACCTGTAAACTGTATCATTCCATAACGAATCAATCTTTTTTTATCTAAATCCATGCGAAATCGTTTACTTTTCCAGGCAATGCCTACTGCTTCATCTACATCAAACTTTTTTATGTCAGTATCGGTATTATCCCAGGCTATAGGGAAACTATTCTCTCCATACGCCAATATATCCAGGTTGGTTGTTGTATCTACTTTTCTCCAGGACTTGAGTACAATATGATATGCCCATACTACCTGGGTAGCTGGGCTACCAGTATTCCAAGTGTATAACACCTCTGAATCTTTCTGGTTATAGATACCTTTAATATCTTTTTTACTGTTAGCTAATAAAAACTGGTCCTCTATGGTTAATGATATTTTATTCATTACTGATGGTGTTGCAGACGAACTTGCAACCATATTAGATGTCACTTCATAAATACCATCATGGAATACAAAGAATACGCTATCATGCACCTCCACTACACCTTCTGGTGCAATATTACCTATATTAAATTTGCTTTCTGTTACACTCCAGCTATTTGGATTTGAAGGATCTGTAACATTCATTACAAAAATAGCTTGTGGTTTAAATATAATTAAGCGACTAAACAAGACTGCAAGACCAGTAACTGCACCACCTTCCCTGTCATCCAGGTTAATCACATTACTAACAGGTCGTACATCGTATTGATGTAATTCGCTATAGGCAATCCAGTCTGGATGATCTTCTGCTTTATCTTCTGGGTTTAATACAATATCACCCATGAATAACCTACCTTTTAACTTTACAGCGTGTTGTGCATTTACACGATTCGAAAACACAGACTGTATTGTAGATTCTCCTAAATCTTCTAAATTAAAATCCTGGCATACTACACGAACATTCGTGCCAGAGGTTACATTAAATGCCATACCTGGTGTCGTTGCTCCTTGAGCATTAAGTCTTTTAAATCCATTTAACATTCGTACATTATCAAAAACAAGACCAGAGTTACTTTGACTGGTAGATCCAAACCCTTTATTTACTTTAATCCAGCAACCACCTAATGTTGGTTCGTAAGCACTATTATCTTCAATCAAGAATGCTTTACTGTTTTCTGTGGCAGTTTCAGAGTTACTGCTATCAAACTCTATTGTATAGTTTGTAATTAAAACATTTCCTGCAAGACTGCCGACTGTAAGCGTATTTCCTGTTGTGTCTGTTCCTAATGTTCCTGTTATATCATCAGGGTTTTCAAAATACAGGAATCCAACCTTTTGACCTCCATAGGCACCACCAGAAGTAGAAGATTGCGATGTGGTAGTATACCCACCTGATAACTTTTTAAATTTTATTTTCCAATCACTCCCAATCATGGTTCCATCATCTAAATAGTTATTATCGAAGTGTGCATTGTCATCTAAAATTATTTGAGAATAAGACCTGGGTAAACTCGATGCTCTAACTGCAATATTGGTTCCTGTAGCATGGGATACAGCAGTTGTCATTACCGATGGAATAGGGTCTACGTTATGAGTTATTGGAAGTTGTCCCCTATTAACATCTACAAGTACGCCACTTGCAACAGATTGAAGTTTGATTGTACCACTTGATCCAGAATATCCTGACCCAGAACTTGCACTTGCTACAATGCTTGAAGAATTAACCTGCGTAATAGTAAAAACAATAGATGATGATAAGTTTGCCACTGTAAATGTATCGTTAATTGCAAACTCATCAGTATTGGTTAATGATGTGTTTAGAGTAAATGTAAATGGACCAGAACCAGATATAGTTGATGTATAAATCGTATTTGTTCCAGATGTGACTGTTGTGTCGCTAATCGTTATTGCTTCATCTTCTAATTGCAGTTTATCACTATCTTCTAATGTGTTATCTTTCGCCAATGCAGATACAACCATGTACCCTTGAGTTGCTGTCATTGTTCTTTGTAGTTCTGAATGATACACTAAAAATTGAAATGGTCGATTAGATGTGGAACTGGCAGTAGCACCCCTCCAATTTTTTACATCATCTATACCATCAAATCCACCATCCGTTTCTAAAGCGTGTGTATTCCTACCTGCTGTTTCACCATCATAACTGGTTAAGTCATCTGGATCTTTTAGAAATACTATGTTGTCTTTCCAGGAATGTATTCTGGTCATTACAGTATCTGTAACAGTAGGTATATCGTTTTGAGTGTCTACAAAGGTCATGTGACCTATTAATTGATAATTACTGTATCCATCAAAGTTCGTGGTATTTGCAAACTCTGTAGATCTGTATACATTTAATCCTGTGATACGCCTGTTTAAGGCATTGGCATCAAATTCTATATTTAACTCTATTATTTTTTTATTGATGTCTGTGTCTGATAAAATGATTTCTTTGGATTTATCAAACAAGGTTTCCTGTGTACCATCATAGATTGCAGTCACATTGTACTTAACGCTGTTTCCTGGTCGCAATGATTCTCCTGTATCGTAGATTTTCGTGCTACTAATACTAAATGGATTGTTCAATTTATTTGCATAAATAAACCAGTTCGGATCAGCAGATACTGTATCGTTAAATAAAGATCGGTTTATATATCCCAACCAAACACCCTTTGCTTCGTTATTGCTTATTTTTCCAACAGATCCTGGTAAAAACCTTATATTATCTCCGTCTACAGCAATCGGATTGCGATCTTTTTTATGGTATATGGAAGGCGTAGTCGTAACATTAGATGTGCTTACTTCTTTTATAGAATAGTAACTCATTAAATCAATCCACCTATAGTCACAGTCTCCGCTTCCTGTCCAGGTGTTATTCAACCATCCCATATCGGTCATTCTGTATATATCTGCACTATCTACCGCAGGAGATCCAGCAGTCGATTCTGTTCCGTATATGGCAATGTATCCTTTGGCGTGTTCAAAAAAGTTTTGACCACCATGAGTTTCGGTGACACAATCTGCAAAGCACTTGGGATTCCAGGTTGCCTTTACTCCTGTTGTTTGTGCATTTACTGTAGATACTACTAATGTTCTATCTACCAGATATAACTTTCCATTACTTGCAGGACTTGGCACATCGTTAGTTCCAACAACTAAATACTTTGTAGAAGGTGAATTGTAAGTCGATGCAATAAAATTAACTACTGTACTGGTACTAAAAGTGGATGAAGATACGTTTGCATAACCATTGACTACGCTGGTATTATTGTGCGTTGTGTATTTTACATATTGATCTGGTGCATCTTGGTAGTGAATTACTACACTTTCAGTTCTACTGCTGTTTTGTTTAAAATCCATTGAGGATATGCTGTATACATCGGAAGCATCAAACGGTGATCCCTGGGCATACCAGTTCGTATTTGAAGTATCCAATAAATCATTCGCATATAACTGACATCTACCACCTGATATTTCTTCTGCAATAAACAAATAGTGATGATTGACATCTGGTCCACTTGCTACACCGCTTGAAGTTATATTATTGGTTTGGACAATCGAGGTTAATCCTCGTAGGTTATCGGCAGTTACACTTATATTCGCAAATGGTACCTGTGTAACAACATCCGATGAAGTGATCTTATATAGTTTATCCCCCTTGTTTAATATGTATAAATCACCATTTGCAATGTGCATATACGATCCAGGTGATGCGTTAGCATCTAAACTGGAAAATACTACTGTTTCTGCAATGGCTCCACCGCTTGTTAATTGGTATTTTACTACTGGGTTTAACGCAGTCATCGATCCATAAGTGTAGTGAACATATATAGCATTATTAAATCCAATCATACTGCATATTTTAAACCCAGCATTTCCCTTGTCAGCGTTGTATTGAGTAGCTGATAAATCACTCACCGATGATCCATCATACACAACAATTTCTACACTATTTGGATCTACAACTGCCAGGGTCAATACCTTACCATTCATAGATGCTATAGCAATTTGAGATACGGTGTCTGAACTGGTTGCTGGACTGCCATAACTAATGCTGTCTACCACCTGTAAATGGCTTTGTATTTTACCGCCAAAAGACTTACTGGTTACGCCTGTTGCAAGTGATAGGTCAAAAAAACTACCTCCGTATCCTGTTGCGTTATCGGTGTTTACCCCTACTGTGGTTGTGGATGGTATTACATCAGCCTGTTCATATACACCAGCACCTGATATACTTGCCTGTGGCGAAGCATTGTCTTTACAATCCTGGACCAATACAAAATCATCCTCTACAATACCATGTGCAGAAGCAGTTTGGAACCATACAATATTATCTTCAATTTGTAAATGATCGGTTACATCTGGTAACGATGGGTCATACCACCATAATTTGACCAGATTGCTGGTATCTATAGTTACCAACAGGTATCGAAACCCATCACCTGATTCGTTAGCGTTTCCTGTAAATTTGTCCGATACAAAGGCAAAAATATTGTAGACAGTATAAGTGGTGCCTAACTTGGTATTCACGAAGGATAGCCCTATTGAGGGGATCCCTGATGGTGTTCCTGCACCGAAAGTTTTTTCTAATTTACCAGCCTGGATCTTAAGATTCTTAATTTCCTGTGCTACATTATCTGGAAGGTCTTCCAAGTCTGCATTGGTAAGTACCCCATCAAAATCTTTTATGTCAATATATTTTGCCATTAAGTAACAGGATAATTAGGGTATACAGGGTCAATAAGGGAGTTACTACTGGAATAATCAAATGGTAGCCCTTCTCCGACTACATTTGTAGCTGGATTCTGGTTATATCTGGCTACAAACTCAAATCCTCGGTTCATTGCAGTGTTCATTCGGTCAGGTTTGTCGGATAATCTCCATAATTCAGCTTCTGCAAATTCCAGGATTGCATCGTGAAACAACGCATTAAGGTCGCTGGTGTTTCCTCCTGCTAATGCTGTTGGTGTTTTGATGTAATAACAGTCTACATTGGCAGAATTGTTGTAGATATAAATTCTATTTTTAAAAATAAAGTATACAGGCTCGGTAGAACTAAACGATACATAGCCTGTAGAAAAGTCTTTGACAATCTCAAAAGATACTTTGCGTATAAATTCGCTGTTTGCAATGCGTACTCCCAGGATTCCCAATGGTCCACCAAATGGATCTGAAGCCAGGTCTTGTGCTTGGGTTGGAATAAAATAGCTTTTAAAAAAGGTATCTACATCATTATCGGTTCGCATAGATATACCAGTAACCAAAACATGAAGATCGGTCAGTAAATGCCTATTTAAAGACTGTATAAGCCTATCCTGGGCACGATTTAAGTATCGCAACTTGACTGTATCTGAAAAAAGATCCCCTGCGGAATCTTCCAT